ATCGGTCAGCAGCAACCAATACCGGATATCAGTCAGCAGCAACCAATACCGGAGATCAGTCAGCAGCAACCAATACCGGAGATCGGTCAGCAGCAACCAATACCGGAAATCAGTCAGCAGCAACCAATACCGGAGATCGGTCAGCAGCAACCAATACCGGAAATCGGTCAGCAGCAATCGTCGAAGGAAAAGAAAGCATTGCGTTAGCTACAGGAATTAAATCAAAAGCTAAAGGAAAAACCGGATGTTTTATTGTTCTGACTGAATGGAAAGAAATAAATTTTGAATATTATCTTGTAGATGTTAAGTCTGCAAAAGTAGACGGTAAAAATATTAAAGAAGATACTTTCTATATGTTGAAAGACGGAAAATTTGTAGAAGTAGATTAAGTTGCCCTGGAAGGTGCTGACACACCAACCAGGACGGTATCTAACTAAGAACGAGTTAGTTAAATACAGGATTATTATAACACAACCTCCTGTATTTGACAAACAAAAATATAACAGGAGGACTTTTTATGCAAAAAAATGGCGAAAATCAGCCACTTTCCAGTGAAATCATTGCTGATCTGGAAGAAAAGCTGATGGCAAGAAATGTAATTATCGCTATTCTGGCAACTGCACTTGTAGTAACCACATCCAGAAGAAAGTGAGAACAAAATGAAAGAGGTGGTAAAGACAATAGAAGAAATATTTGTGGGGATAGGGATGTTTACAGTAATCTTCTCAATTACATGGATGCTTACATCATTTGATGTTATAGGGGTGTTCTTCGTATCAGCAGTCTTATTCTCAGTGGTGTTTCTTCCTATTATATTAGGAACGGAGGAAAAGTAAATGCAAAGATTAAATAAAGTAAGATTATCCGGTAGAGCCGGGGAAATAGTATTCAGCCACGAACATTACGGAAGATACTATTACAAATTCATGCTGACAGTTATTCGCAAAAGTGGTGCAGTAGATATGTTCCCAATCGTTATAGAAGATTCCATTGTGCGTGACAATGATTATAACGGAAAAGAAGTTGTGGTAACAGGAGCAATTAGAAGCATGGACACTTCTAAAAATCCAAATAAGCACCACAATGTTAATTATATCGCAGCTGATAAAGTGGAAATCCTGGAAGAACAGGTTCCGGATGGTGATATAAACGAAGTAGAGTTTATTGCCAGAAGTTGCACGAAAGAGCCATATGCAAAGCTTACACCAGTAACGCACAGGAAAGTTTCAAATCTTTTCGTGGCAATTCCAAGGGATTATTCGGAAAAAGCCGATTTTATTCGCTGTACTTTATGGGGAAAAGGTGCTGATCTGGCGGTAGACGTTAAAAGGAATGATTACATTAAAGTAACTGGCAGGTTAATGAGCCGTGATGTTTATGTTAATGGGGAAGAAACGGAAAGTGTATATGAGATTTCCGTAAAAGAAATGGAGAAATTGGAGGATGAAGAATAATAAAAATAAAGTTCAGATGCATGGCTTAATAATGGATATTCAGCCAGGAACATTTTTTAAGGACGGAGAAAAGTTTTTAAGATTCTATATTGGTATAAAATGTACCAGTGGGAACGTAGATTTGCTTCCAGTAATTGTTAAAGAAAAGCAGACAGAAGGTTTAAAGATTGGAAAACATGCTTATGTTGAAGGAAGATACAGTTCTTCAAACAAACATGAAAGTGGAAAGTCACATTTGATTCTTGAAATCAAAGCGGAAACAATCTGGTGTGGAGATGGTGATGGGAGCGCAGAAGGTGAAAACAAAATCATTCTGGAAGGTTATCTTTGCAAACCGCCTATTTACCGCAAAACACCAATAGGAAAAGAAATCTGTGATTTGATGATTGCTTGCAACGAATATGAATTGCGAAGAACAGATTATATCCCATGTATAGCGTGGCAGAAAGAAGCCAGAGAAGCTGCTGATTTCAAGGTTGGAGATTTCGTAAAAATAATCGGAAGAATACAGAGCCGGATTTATCATAAAAAATTATCTGGTGATGAAGTGGAGCTTAGAACTGCATATGAGGTATCAATAGGGAGGATAATCGAGCATGAAAGTGGAAGTAAAAAAAATTTACTTGGAGAATTACAAGAAGTTTCCAAGTAAGTCTGTAGATTTGTTTCCGAGAACAGAGATTTCTGGCAGAAACAGAGAAGGAAAATCAACATTGCAGGACGCATATTTGGACGTTCTGACAGGAAAGATGGCAAATGGTACAGAACCGACTTCTATTCGCAGAAAAGAAAATGGCGTGGAAGTGCCAAAGGTTGATGTTGTAAGAGAACTTACGCTTGCGATTGATGGGAAAGAAAAAGTGATCCGCAAAATCACAAAGCAGAAGTGGAGAAAACCGAGAGGACAGTCAGAAGAGGTGTTCGATGGAAATGAAACTTCTTATGAAATTGACGGATTCCCGGTTAAATCAAAGGATTATATCGAGTTCATCCAGTCAATAGCAGAGCATTCAACGCTTCTGATGTGCAGTAATCCAAAACCATTTCTGGATACATTGCAGAAGTCAACCGCAGAATCCAGGAAGGTACTGGAAAAGATGTCTGGTTTCGATATTGCTCAGTTTATGGAAGAGAATCCACAGTACGCTCATGTGGAAGAAATCACAAAGGGCCATTCCGTAGAAGATACCTTGAAGAAGCTCCGAAAGGAACTGAATGCACAGAAGAAAAAGGTGGATGCCAAAAACACGGAGATTGCATATGAAACCAATCGAAGCGTTGAAGCAGAAGATACTTCCTCCCTAGAATCCAAAAAACAGGAGCTTAATGCGGAGCTTTCCAAACTGGAAGAACAGGAACAGATTCTTGAAGATTCATCAAAAGGCTATGACAGTCTTTCATATGAAATCCGAGGACTGAAATCTTCCAAGGATGGACTTGTTAGCAAGGCGAATGAATGGTTAAGAGCCAGACAAAAATTCATTTCTGATACAGTTTCCGAACTTAAGTTAAAAAAATCAGAAAAGGAATCAAGCATTCGTATTATTGGAATGGAACTGGATAACCACATAAGAGCTGGACAACAGGCAAAAGCCGACTTGGATAAAGCCAGACAGGACTATCCAAGAATAAAAGAAATGGAGTGGGATGATTCTGGACTGAAAGCTATTGAAGCCGAAACATTCAATGATTCTGATACCATTTGCCCGACCTGTGGACAGGAACTGCCAGAAGAACAGATTTCCGAATTGAAAGCCTCCTTTGAAGAAAAGAAGAAGTTCAGAATTGAAGCACAGTTGAAAGTAAAAGAATCCTTTGAATCAGAAAAACAGAACAATCTTAAATATGTCTGCGACCTTGGAAATACTTCCGCTGCAAAATTAAAGAAAACCAACGAGGAAATCAACAAATTACAGTCGGAAATCAGTGTGGCGCAGGATGAAGTTGCTGAACTTACTAAGCAGATCGAGGAAGAGCAGTCCAAATTTACGGAGCTTCCAGAATCTGTAGATATGACAAATGATGAAGAATATCTTGCGGTTACAGCGAGAATTGCAGAACTTGAAGATAAACTGAAATCATTTGATGATGTTTCTGGAAAGAAACAGGAATTAAGAATGCAGATCAGTAATGTTATGAAACAGATTTCTAATGTGGATGCAGACATTAAGATTGCACAGGCAGCAGTCACAGAGAAAGAAAAACGAGTAGCCGAACTGAATGAGGAACTGAAAAGCCTTGGACAGGTTCAAGCTGATATTGAAAAGAACATTGATACCGTTCTTAACTTCTCAATCCAGAAGAATAAGGCACTGGCAGAGAAAATCAATCCATTTTTCCATCATTTCCAATTCAGTTTCCTTGATTACACGATTGAGGGAAATCCAGTGGAAACTTGCAAGATGATCTGCAATGGAGTGAATTACTTTGATGGTTTGAATTATTCTGACAAAATCTTGTGTGACATTGATTTGCTTAGAGGTTTACAGGCTTTGAACGGTTTGAATTTGCCGATTTTTGTTGACAACAGCGAGAGCGTAAACACAACCAGACTTCCTAGTGCTGAACAGCAAATGATTGTCCTAAGAGTGACGGATGATGATTTGAGAGTGAAAAGAATCTAAATAAAAAATCAAAAAGCATAGGTGTCGTTGCATGGCAATGAAAGTTGCCATTATACCGAAATATATGATTATAAAGAACGGAAAATCAGAGAGCAAGACAATACAGAACATCTTTCATTGCTATACACAGGCACCTATGCAGAAACAGGAGGGGAAAATGCTAACAGCAACATGGGGAAAACATTTTTTCAAGGCAGATGCTACAAAATGCGCATCTGAAATCATGGAAATTTGCGATCAGATGGAATCTGCTACACCACAGCAGATTCTTGAGAAAGCAAGGGACGAAAGTACAGAATTACATAAGTGCTTTACATGGGATGATTCCATAGCAGCTGAAAAATACAGAATCCACGAAGCCAGACAGATTGTTTGTCAGTTAAAAATCGTGGAACAGGATATTGATGACAAGCCAAAGCCGACAGCAATTCGAGTCTTTTACAAGACAGATGGAAAAAGCGGATACAAGCCAACACAGCTTATTTTAAAACAGCAAGATGAATACGAAGCACTTTTAGAGCGTTGCCGGAATGAACTTCTGACAGTGAAGCAGAAATACCAGAATATTTCCGAATACGAAGAAGTTTGGGAACTGATTAATTAAATATTAGGAGGAAAATAGAATGATTAAATATGTAGAAATTGAAAATGCCGGAGGAAAAAGAGGATATGTGTTCAAAGCGGATTTTGAACCAAAAGTAGGGGACATGGTTTACTTAAATGCAGGAGATCCCAATAAAGTTAAAATCATAAAAGTTTTTGAGGATGGGGAAATTAATCACCCAACAATGCCGATTACCATAAAGAAATGTAATCAGTAATTAAATATCGAAGCCGTTACTGTTCTGATATGCCTACAGGAGTAGGAACATAAGAGAAAACAGGAAAAAACAAGACAACATATCAAAGTACAGAAAAACATATTAGAGCACATAATACCTCATTCTTGTAGGTATATGAGTGCAGTAGCGGCGAAATTCCTACGTTGATATGCCTGTAAAACAGGCAAGAATACTAAAAAATACCATAGAACACAATAAAACAGCTCAAAAAAGTACAATTGCTCAATTTTACAGGTTTATGAGCGTAGGAAACCACAGCATTTATCAGTCTGCATAAGCGGAACAAAACTTCACGAAAGTACAACGCAGTAAAAAAGATAAAAGAATAGCGCATGACATTATAGAATACTTTCACTGTTTATGCAGAGCGACAAGTGTTGTGAACATTTAAAACAGAATAGGAAAGAATAAGACAGATAATAACAGCAAGAAATAGAACACAACAGGGCACAGCACTTAACGGATGGGCTGTTTTACAGGCGGTATAAATCGCTAGGAAAGTATATCGAAACATAACGCGGTAAATTAGAGCACAGCGAAATATATCTAATTATAGATAATTACACCTAACTTTTATATTGCCTATAAAGCGGCTCATCCAAACAAAAATTGTCTCCTGGGTAGGTGGCATGAGATGCCATAGTAAAGGATACCACAGAATATTACAGAATATAAAAATACAGAATATTTCATGTTACCTACCGAGCAGATAAGCCACCAAGTGTATTTAGTTGGCAGTAGAAACACTGCTAAGAAAATTATATCTTCGCACAATAGAGAACAGCACACGACAGTAAAATATAGCACATTCTACTGCTTGCTAAGTGCATTTGGAGTTTGTACAAAGATTTAAGCGGATTAGTTTCGCAAAACATTACAATATACGATATGACAAAATAGCATAAGACAGTATAAAACAAAACTAGCGTTACTAACCTGCTTGAATGTTTGTACAAACAAAAATAATAAAAAATCATTTTATTTTAGGAGGAACGCAACATGGCAAAAAACATCACTATCGAACCTTTAAAGGAAACCACATTAAGAGTTGAGTTAATCGGGGACACAGACCTCATTCTTCACAAGAGAAGCCGTTACTATGAACAGGCTGAATGCTTCAAGCAGTCCAAGGACAAGGGCTTCAAAATGCCAGCTATTTACAATCAGCCAAAGAATGTTTGGGAGGGCTTAATTACTGGTATTCACTGGGAGAAACCGATTAATTTCCATGATGAAGATATTTCCCTTTACACAGAGGAAGAGTGGAAAGATTACATGGAAAACAACAGACCTTGCATTCTTACACAGGCATTCAAGAAATCATTCACAGAAACATTTATTACTTTCTTCAAGGATTCCACAGGAAAGAAAGGAACAGATATCAAGCGTTCTCTTTCAATCGAAGGTTCTATTTGCCCGGTAAATTTTGAATCTGTTGAGGTGGTAAATAAGATCGTTCCGACTTCTGGAATCAGTGCAAGCCCGGTTCTTTGTAGTAGTAACGTTTTCCATAACTGGAGAACCACTATTGAGGTATCTTGCCCGGACATTGTATTTCCATATGAGACAGTATTGCAGCTGATTGAAACCAGTGGAAAGTACATCGGAATCGGAACACAGAGAGCAAACGGAAACGGCAGATATCACATCAACCCGGACAATGTGACTATCATTTAATTTGGTAACTATCGGTGGTATATGAATCCGGGTGAATGCCCGGAAAGTACAGTAAGAAAAATAACAGAATATCATAGCACATGACACGACATTAAATTCATTCTGTTTCGTATGCCACCGATCATAACTCTTTGGTGCATTCACGGTGGATTGAAAATTTACAAATTATGTAAGCCAGAAGATAGAAAATAAAACAGAAGGGCAAAACATGATAGCCAAAAACATATTTTCAATCTACTGCGCGTGCACCCAAGAAAATAAATAAAACCTTAGGTGTATTCACGATGGGATAATATGACACATCGAAAATAGGACAGCACATATCATTATAGGAAACTACAGAACATTACATATTATCTCATTTTGAATGCACCTAAGGCAAAAAAGAAAAGGAGAATTAAAATGGCAGGAAAAACACAGTTAGCAACAGCAGGAGAACAACAGGCGGCAATCGTAATCAACAATTCATTCATTGATGGATTGGTTAAGCAGCTTGAAAAAAAATGCGAATACGGTCTTTCGTTCCCAAAAGACTACAACCTCAGCAATGCGCTCATGGGGGCATATTTGATTCTGAAAGAAACAAAAGACAGAAATAATAAGCCAGTTCTGGAATCTTGCACATCCACAAGCATTGCAAACAGCCTTATGAACATGGCGACACTTGGTCTTTCAGTGCAGAAAAAGCAAGGATATTTTATTTGTTACGGAAATCAGTGCCAGTTCCAGAGGTCTTACTTCGGAAACATTACAATAGCAAGAAGATATGGTATGAAAGATATTCATGCGGAAGTCATTTATGATGGTGATAAGTTCAAATACCACATTGAAGATGGAAACAAGGTACTGGATTCCCACGAACAGGATTTTATGAATATTGATAATGATAAAATCCTTGGCGCATATGCAGTAGTTCAGATGGAAGATGGTTCAAAACACTTGGAAGTTATGAATATGAAGCAGATCAAACAATCTTGGTTACAGGGATATGGGTACAAAGAAAACGGCAATGGAACACACCAGAAGTTTACCGATCAAATGGCAAAGAAAACAGTCATTAATCGTGCATTAAAGCAGATCATTAACAGCCACGGCGATGTTTTTGTACAGGAAGCTGACGAAAACACAGAGAATATTCCAAAACAGGATATTATTGAACAGGACGTTGCTTATGAAATTAGTGAGAACGCAAACACAGAAGAATTCATTCCACAGCCAGAAGCAATCGAAGAAAAGCCAAAGCAGCCAACCGTAGCCGAAACCGTAAAAACAGCAGATAAAGAACCGATCCCGGCAGCAGAGTCAGCGGAAACAGAAATTCCGTCATTTATGAGCCAGGAGGAAATGTAGGATGGAAACTTCCACAATTGTGCTTATTATTTTACTTTCAATAGCACTTTTGGGATGGATAGTAACTTTTATTCGAAAAAATGAATACAATCGAACCAATTTAATTATTCTTTTAAATGTTATTACATATGTGGTACTCATTATAATCCGACTTACAATGTAAAAGGAGAGCCAAAATGAAGCATAAATGTATTAAGACAGCAGTATTAATCACAGGGGTTATAGCAATCACAATGTTTAGTGGTTGTTCTTCCTGTAGCAGATCATTAAAATCACTATCCAGTGATATTGACGGTGGTCTGAATCGAACCGTAACTGTTTACGATTACAACGGCGGTAAAATCAAGTCCTGGTCTGGGAAGTTCGATGTTTCCGAATCTGAAAATGAAGTTTATTTTGATGATTCAGACGGAAAGAGAGTTATTATCCATGGCGGTATTGTAGTGAATGAGGAAAACTGACATGAGTAGCAGTGTAATTGGAACAATCAAAGAAATTGTAAGCAATATGAACAGCGGACTTTATGATTTCACGGTAGATGAGAAATGTTCAGAATGCGGTTCGTGTTGCTCAAATTTCCTACCGATATCATCCAAGGAAATCAAGCAGATCAAGTGGTACATTCGCAAACACCATATCAAGGAATGCAGACATAATTTCACTGCTTCATTAATGGATTTAACCTGTCCGTTTCTGATGGACGATAAGGCAAAAGAGAAATGTTCAATCTACCCTGTTAGACCGGAGATATGCAAATCATTTGTCTGCAATGACCCACAGGGAGCCAGAAAGAACAAAGCTTTAATGCATAAAAAATATAAGCCTGTTGATATGAGAGAAACGTTTTTCGGAGGTGAGTAGGAATGAGATTAGCAAGTCAGAATGGGGAAATTGATGTTCCTTATGAAATCACATCATTAAGCAGAACTGGAAATATCATAAGAGCATATGTGCCAATGGTAGGTGAAAAAGGAACAGTCATGGCTCGTTATTCGACAGATGAAAAAGCCCAAAAAGCTATGAAAGCTTTGCATAAAGTGTATGCAGGAATGTTTTTAGCACAAAACATTGAAATGAGCGATGATGATTACGAAGAATGCATAAAAATGGCTGCAAGAGGTTTCGGAATCATTAAAACCATGGTTAACAGCCCAGATATGAAATTCGAGCCTGCAAACATTGTGTTTCAGTTCCCGGAGAATGATGAAGTATGAAAGAAATAGGAAGAAAGAAAATAAATTGGGATTCCATTGTGACTGTGGAATTATCGCTTAAAGAGCTTCAATTAATAAGGGACGCAATGGTGGCTACAGATTTAAAAGATATGAAAGAATTATGGCGCGGAGCTCCTCCATATCAGCAGGACGATAAAAATATGATTGGAGAAACTGCTTCTTCAATTTTAAATAGCTACAAATAAACAGAAAGCGAGGTGATGAAAAATGTTCATGAGAATAGTAAATACAGGGAGTACACATGGAAACTGCTATGTTTTGAAATCCGACAGCGGAGAAATGCTTCTTCTTGACTGCGGATGCAAATACAAAGACATTCTGAAAGCTATTGATTACAGAACAAGTGATGTTTCTGGCGTGCTTCTAACGCATGAACACGGTGATCACCGTGAATCATTTAAAAATCTGATGAATTTAGGCATTCAGATTTACACCAATGATGAAACCGTGGAACATCTGCAAATCATCACTGGCGAATTGATGAAAGGAGTTCCAGAGAAAAGACCGTTCCGGGTTGGCACGTTCACTGTAATACCGTTCTATTTGCCGCATACTACAAGGGATAAGGACACAGGGCAACTTATTTCATGTTTCAATTATGGGTATATCGTGGAACATGAAGAGATGGGAAAGCTGTTGTACATGACAGACTTTGAATTTTGCCGATACAATTTCAAGGCAATGCGACTGAATCACTTAGTTATTGAGTGCAACTATTGTAAAGAATTGGTTGACAAAACAGCCGAAAATTACACGCACAGGCTTAAAGGGCATTGTTCCTTAGATACTTGCAAAAGCTTGGTGAATACAAACCATACGGCAGCATTACGGACAGTAACATTGGTGCATTTGAGTAATGAAACAGCTGACCCGGAACAGATTTTGAAAGAGATAAAAGAAGCAGTGGTTTGGGATGATGCCCTGGTGCAGATTGCCAGACCTGGACTTGAAGTTAATTTGGACTTATGTCCGTTTTGAAAGGAGAAATAGATGGTATCAATTGAATTAAAAGATTGGAAAGAAGTAACAAAAGGAATTTATGTAAATCCAATTTCTGCAAATGCAGCTTATGAAATTCATATTAAATACTGGGACATGAAAACAGATATTCTTTCTGCAAATGCCGAACTTTATATAGTGAGAGATTGGCATGAAAAAGACGGAAGAAACATCAGAGAAAGAGAAATACTGCTTGATTATGCATCTGTTATGGATTGTATTTGGAAAGCAGTTGAAGATGATAAGGAAAACAATTCGACTGAATAATTGAAAGAAGAAAATTAATGCCAAAAAAATTTAGAAACTATGTAATTAAAGGACAGGAGCATGTAGACCGTAAAGCAGGAAAAACAATTCCTTCAACTAGTGCATGGCGCTCAGTAAGAGATATGCTTCCAGAAGCTCCAACTGATGATACCGCATGTTTGTATTATGTAAAGCTGAAAAACTCTGAAAGAATCATCATGCTTGCATATACTGGAAATGGCGAATGGACTGACACAGAAGGAAAAGAATACAAAGGTGTAGAGACATGGCTTGAATATATGCCAAAAGAACATCCGATAGTCGAAAGAAAAACTTTCTTAAATGAAGATATTTTGAAAGCTATTGTTTCTGATTATATGGAAAAAACTGAAGGAGTTACGGTTAATACAAATAATGTATTTTTTAAAGTAGGAAGAAAATCTGTCGGCTATGGAATGAGTGAACATGAGGAATTGGTATTTATTGGATGTGATGTGATAGCTATAGGGGAGGGAAATTGAAAATGAGCGTATTCAGTGTACCAGTAACGATTGGTGTTAATGAGGAAGAAATTGCCAAGGAAATCCGTAAAAATGTTGAGGACAGGGTAGTTGAAAAAATTACTAAAGAAATCAAAGGAGTTATTTATAAAAAAGAGTTATATGGTAGTAGAGAAACCAATGAGCCGCTGTGTAGGATGATACATTCTCATATTTCCGAGATACTAGAAAAGAATGAAAGCGTGATCGTACAGGAAGCGGCAAAAGCCTTGGCAGATAAGATGATTAAAACCAAGGCTGTGAAAGAAGCGATAAAAGAAACTGTCGAGAAAGTTAAGGAGGATTAACCAATGAAAATCTTCTTAAAAACACTTAACAAACTGAAAAAGCCAGAACCTTCCGAACAGGAATGTAAGTACGACAAAGGTTGGAATGACGCAATCAAGAAAGTTGAAGAACTGATCTGTTCCTACAGTCCTGCGGATATGTGGATTCCAACAGATGTGAAGTTACCGCCAGAGCCAGATGTGAGAGAAAGCCCAGAAGATAAGATAAAATACAACGTTACCATAAAAGACGCCGAGTTACCAACAACCCTTACATATTTAGGCGGTGGAAGATGGGGCATGGTAGAAGAACACGGAATTGCATATTACCCAGTCATTGCATGGCAACCAATGCCACCAGTATACAAACCAGGGAGGTAACACCATTGGAAATAACAATCGGAATCGGCACAGATGAAATTAAAGAAATCATCATGGAGCATATCAAAACAAAAGGATTCAACGTAACAGAAGATGATATTTCCTTTGTTATCGGGAAAGAAGAAACTGTAACAGGAAATACAAAGAAAATCAAACACGCACTTATTAGATGCGACATTCAGATTGAGAGGTGATTGTATGGGATTTAATGTAGTTGTATTATCCGGGCGGCTGACAGCTGACCCGGAAATACGAATGGGAACTAACGACACTAAGATTGCCAGATACACATTGGCGGTTGATAGAGAAAAAAGAAAGAACACAGAGCGTAAAGCCGACTTTATACCATGCGTAGCACTTGGAAAGAATGCAGAATTTGTTGAGAAATTTCTGAAAAAAGGAATGAAAATTAATATTAGAGGGAAATGGCAGACTGGAAGTTATACGAACCAAAATGGTGAAAAAATATACACAAATGACTGTTTTGTGGAATCACATGATTTTGCAGAAAACAAAGGTCAGACAGAGAATCCACAGAAACCAGATACACGACCAGTACCGCCGCCGGAACCTAGTTTCATGGATGTGCCAGATTTAGGCAGTATGGAAGATGAATTTCCGTTTAGTTAGGAGTGATGAAATGGTACAAACAGGACAGATTATTTATTTTAGCAATCAGAAAATGATGTGCTTTGATGTTGAATCTATTGAGGATATTACTGAACCGCCAGAACAAATAGAAACTACATCGGTTTATGGCGAGACAAGAACGTATGCGCCGGCAATAATGAATCCAACAACTCTTTACGTTACTGGAAAGGAACTTGTAAAACTTGATCCAACAACCATGAAACGCATTGCCAGATACAATCTTGAAGAAGAGAATAAATCTCTTTTAGAAGAAATCGCAGAAAGAAAAAAGGTTATTGATGATCTTGAACAGAAAGAACAGGTTTTGCGTGACAGGTTCAGAAAGGCAATAGCTGCATTCAAAGAAATCATGGAAAATGGTTACTATGATGAGGGCGAAGATGAATACGAGAGTGAATGGGAGTGATTAAATGAAACCAGTTTTAGAAACAAAGTCTACATACAAAGGTTATCCATATGTGGTTCTGTTTATGCCAGGAGCATACAGATGCGGATATGTTGGTATACCTTACAGCCATAAGTTAGCAAAGAAAAGTGTTGATGATTTAGGTTATCTTGACTGTCATGGTGGAGTTACTTATTCAGAACCATTTCTACACGATTGTGACGATGATGATACATGGTGGATTGGATTTGACTGCGCTCATTGTTTCGATGGTTATGATATTGAGATAGCAGAACAGTATTTCGGGGAAGAACCAGACTTCAAAAAAATGCTTAAAATAATGGGAGATTACTGGCGAGAATTAAACAAAAATCCAGATTGCAAAATTCACTCACTTGCTTATGTCAAAGCTGAGTGCAAAAAACTCATTGACCAGATTGAAAAGGAGTGATTCTGGGTGGATTATAAAAAGCTTAGACAGGCAAAAGCTATTGAAACAACGAATCGAAAAAGACTCATGAAGATCAATCCAAAGCTTGATGATGGGAGCGGAATATATTTTTTAACCAGAACTGATGAAAACGAAATCTCATACTTTTATATAGGTCAGGCAGTACATATAATTCAGAGGATGTGCTCACACCTTACTGGGTATCAGCACATAGACCTATCAATTAAGAAAAGAGGATTTTACAGCGAAGAAAATCCTTTTGGGTGGAAAATAAATTTTATCCATTATCCTGTCGAACAGCTTGATAAAATGGAACAATACTGGATATTAGAGTATACCAAAAAAGGATATCAATGCAGATATAATAAAACCTCTGGGAGCCAAGGGGAAGGGAAAGAAAAAATCAATGAATTTCGTCCAGCAAAAGGATATAGAGATGGAATCCAACAGGGGAAAATAACCCTTGCAAGAGAACTAAAACACATCATTGATATCCATTTAAACGTATCAATCAGACCAGAAAAAGCAAATAACAAAGTATCTATTAAGGCGTTGGAAAAATTCAACGACTTACTCAACGAAGAAAATTATCACTGATTCTAACACACCAGTAGTTCTACTGGCTAAATTCCAAAGATAAAAAATAAAAAAATGAATAGAGGTGAGTTTTGTGTCAGAAAACACAAACGAATGTGTAATTGAGTGGATTCCCGGAAGAGATTATGTAGGACTTACTGCTAAGAATGGGAGTACCTGGAAGAACAGATGTGAGGAATTAGAAAAGGAATTTCCAGACGATGTAAAAATTCTTGCCAGAAATAATGATGGATCTATTTTCGCTCACTTGCCGTATTCCTACATTAAAATCAATCCACCGAGAAAATATTCCGATGAAACAAAGAAGAAAGCTGCGGAAAGATTAAATAAAATGCGTGTAGAAAAAAGCAATACTGCGGAAGAAAATCCGTTTTGCCTATGAATTACCGTCAGAGAAAATATAATGAGGGGCAATCTGCTAGAAATGATATTTACAGATTTCTTGTCAAGTATTTTGAGAAACACGGATATATGCCTTCTTATGAAGAAATTATGGATGGAACAGACCTTACAAAGTGTACCGTCCAGAGACATATGCGGCAATTGGAGATGGATTCTCTGATTGCCACAGAACATCCGGGAATATCGAGAGCATACCGTTTGACGGAATACAGATACGAAAGGAAAAAATATGGGAAGCAAATTAAAGATGAAAGCGCCAAAGAAAAATAGGGTGTTGGAATGTGACAATCAGATGTCACAGGCATTCGGAAGAGCAATGAAGCAATCGTACAAGGAACTACAGGAAATGCGGGATCAAGCCTACAACGACGGCTTTGATACTGGCGATAATTGGGCGACCGTAGTCAATACTGTAACAATTATGATGGCTTTGAACAAGAAACATAAGTTTTCAACAGACAGGCTTTTGGATGTAGTTCATCTTACTAACGAGTATGTGAGGATGGCAAATAGCGGAGAGAGAAGCTTTATGAGCATGATGGAGGAAATCGAAGAGAAGACGAAAATTAGATTTCCAGAAGAAACCAAAGAATTGGTCAGAAGATTTGGAGCGTAAATAAATGGTTAAAAGAAAGGAATAACACTTATCTAAAGGTCAAATAGAAAGGAGAAAATGGTGCGTGTTGCGTTAATTGATGTAGATGGTCATAATTTTCCAAATCTTGCACTAATGAAGCTGTCGGCATGGCATAAAAAGAACGGCGATTCTGTTGAGTGGTACGAACCATTAACAGCATGGATAAATCCACCAGATAAGGTGTATATGAGCAAGGTATTTACGTTTACGCCGGATTATCCGCATTCTGTATGTGCAACAAAAATCATAAAAGGTGGCACGGGATATGAATATCCGTCTGGTGGGGAGTCATTACCGGATGAAATTGAACACATTTATCCCGATTATAGTCTTTATCCAGAATTATGCAAAGATACCGCTTATGGCTTTCTTACAAGAGGATGCCCTAGAGGATGTGATTTTTGTATCGTAAAGGACAAAGAGGGAAAGAAAAGCTGTAAAGTAGCAGATTTATCCGAATTTTGGAACGGACAAAAGAATATTGTTTTGCTTGATCCAAACATGTTTGCTTGTAAAGACTGGAAAGATTCAAGCCGGCAGTTAATAGATAGCAAGGCATGGATAGATTTTTCGCAGGGCTGCGACATTCGGATTATGACCGAGGAAAAAGCAGAATACATTAAGCAAATGAAAATTAAGCTAATACATTTTGCGTGGGATAGATACGAAGATAAAGATTTCATCGTTCCTAAATTGAGAACATTTAAAGAATTTACAGGATGGAACAGGTCGAAAGTCGTAGTATACGTTTTATGTGGATTTAATACGACAATAGAACAAGACTTAGAAAGAATATACACGATTCGAGATATTGGTTTTTCGCCCTATGTGATGATTTATGAAAAATACAAATTAAAGAAGCGTGATCCGCTGAAAAGAATGCAGAGATGGTGCAATTCAAGATTTATTTTCAATACATGTGAACGATTTGAAGATTATAAAGGTTAATGTAGTGAATTAACACAGAAATCATGGAGGACTGCACAATAGCGTGTCAGTTGCTTACATTAGGAAAGTGAGGATGAAAAATGAGCGAAATTAAATTCAGTGACGGAATGCCAGAAAGAGAAAGGCGTTCCAGCACAAGCATTTATCCAGAAGAATTGATGGATAAAAAATGCGGTGGCTGCATGAGATGTCAGTCAAGAAAAAGGAAGGGCGAAACAGGCTATCATTGCACGACACAGCCGTACACCAAAGACATTTCACCAGAAGACAAAGCCTGTGTCATTTACTGGGACAAAGAAGAGGAAGAGAAGTACAAGGCTTTAATAGAGCAAGACGGAGAAAACCGCAGAAAAGAACTCTGGAACATCTATTCAAAGCGAGAACCAATCAAACTCCCTATCATAAATGATGGTTACGGAATAATTCCAGAATGTCCTATTTGTGGAGAAATGCCATATAGCACTAAGCAGTGCCACTGGTGCGGTCAGAGATTCATTCAAGATAAAGAAGTAGAAGAATACGAAAAGGCGCTGACGAAAGAGGTAACTTGCTTTTCATGCGGTAGAAAGGTAACAGCGAACGTAAGCAAATATAACGGACATATTAGTTATCATTGTCAGTGCGGAACGAGTTTTATCGAATAAGGAGGACACAAAATGTTAATCGGAAGCCATGATAAAAGCCGATTGATCAGTCTTAACAATACACGAGAGCTGCGATTCTGGGAATGTGCACAAGGGTTTAATATAACGGATTGTGTGTGCCCAATTGGTCATTATTCCACCAAAGAAAAAGCCATAAAAGTACTGGATATGATTCAGGAAGCTTATGGAGATTCGGAATACACAAAATATGTAATTCCAGAAGTATGTAGGATATTAAGTATGAAGCCAAAAACGGAAGAAAACAAAGCACATGCGGGAGAACTTGGAGAAATGCTCAAAAAAGGAATGACGTTCCAGATGCCAGAGGATAGTGAGGTGGAAGTATGAGCAGAGTACGAAACAGATTAGAGCAATACAAAGCTGAGATAGAAAAGAAATCGCAGTATAAGCATGGGCTTCCAGGGAGTGCGCTGGATATCGTAAATAGTCTTCTGGACGATCTGGAACAGGACGAGAAAGAAAATGGGTGGATTCCGGTAAAATATCATCAGATATCAGAAAAAGAACGTGCGGAAGAATCCATATCAACTGATATACAGTATATGCTTGACTGCAAAATGCCAGATGACGGACAAGAAATATTGGTTACTAACGGAGAAACAACATGGCAAGATACAAGCTTTATTGATTGTGACGGATATTATCTTGATAGCAATTATGATTGGATTGAGATTACGGCATGGCGACCACTTCCAGAGCCATACAAGGAGGGCTGAGGAATGCGGTTAATCGACACAGATAAATTAAAAAAAGATATACTGCTTCAAAATATCTTAGGAGAACCAATACAGAAGATTATAGACAGATATATACATATTGTTGACGAGCAGCCGACAGCTTTTGATGTGGATAAGGTTGTGGAACAATTAGAGAATTATTTATTTGAAAAATATTGCATAGAAGAAGATACAATAATTGATGAAATTATAAAAGGCGGTGAAACTGAATGAGTAGACTGATTGATGCTGACGAATTAATTAAATACATCAAAATTTGGGAAATTGGAACAAGTATTAGTTCCGACCAGAAAGAGTTTATTGATTGTGTCAATGAGCAACCGACAGTTTTTGATGTGGATAAGGCTATTAGCGAATTGGAAAGAGATAAATTCATTGAATCAGAATGTATTTTATCTGATGTGCATCAAGGATACAATGCTGGACTGAGCAGGGCAATCGAAATCGTGAAAGGCGGTGGAGTTGAATGAGAGAAATTCTTTTCAGGGCAAAAAGCATCCAAACAGGAGAATGGATTGAGGGAATTCCAATTAAAACACATTTAGGTTTATTTATCAGCTTTGAAGAAAATCCGCATTATTGCAGTCAATACGGATACATGGAAATTGATGATATTTTAATGGTAGGCGAGAAGCCCCTCTGCCAGTTCACGGGACTTTGTGACAAGAACGGAAACAAAATTTGGGAAAATGATATTATCAAATATCATTTCGGAGAAATTTATGCTCCAATCAAATATGGATATTATCAAAATTGTTTTGATTCTCAGAAAACAGAACATGTCGGATTCTATGTAGATTGGACGGAAGACAAATGCCTTAGAAAAGATTTAGGGTATTGGATTGACATGGTATACGCTATGCCAGTTGGAAACATTTTCGACAATAAAGAATTATTACAGGAGGAACACTGATGCAAAGAGAATTTATTTGCGGTGACTGCATGAATTTTCTCCCGGACTTTCCAGATAATTACTTCGACGTGGCAGTTGTAGACCCACCATACGGAATCAAAGAACACGGCGGTAAGAATCGTAGTAAATATGTAAAGCAGAAAAATGGAAGTTCCATTTATGTTCCTGATAGTAGGTACAAGAATTATGGATGGGACAACAATACGCCTGATAAAGAATATTTCAAACAACTGTTTAGGGTTTCAAAGAATCAAATTATCTGGGGATGTAATTATTTTGATTACACAATGGCGGGCGGATTGATAGTCTGGGATAAATGCAACGATGGTTCAGATCAATCAGACGCAGAAGTTGCTTACTGCAGTCTTACAAGAAGGGTTGATATTTTTCGCTATATGTGGAGAGGAATGTTTCAAGGAAAATCAATAATTGAAGGAACAATACAGCAGGGCAACAAAAGACTGAACGAAAAGCGAATCCACCCAACCCAAAAGCCTGTAAATTTATATCGTTGGATATGTCAGAAATATCTGCAGAAAGGAATGAAGATTCTTGATACCCATGTGGGGAGCGCAAGTTCATTGATTGCATATGAGGAATACGGTCTGGAATATGTTGGTTATGAAATCAATAAAGATTATTACGATTCAGCTCAAAAACGGTTGAACGAGTTCAAATCACAATTAACATTATTTAATTTAGGAATGGAGGTGCCGGAATGAATAAATCAGTAGTAGTGATGGAAACACCAGAAGATTGTGAATCATGTGTTTTACACGGTGGAATATTCCATTCTTTTTGTAAAATAAATTGTAGATATATCGAAGACTTAAGCGCAAAGCCTGATTGGTGTCCGCTTATGGATTTACCAGAGAAATACAATGGAGATTATCCGGCTAATACGTCTGATACCGGCTTTGCAGAGGGATGGAATCAGTGTATTGATGAGATTACAGGGGGGAAATTATGATGATTGATTTAACAGGAAAAAACGTATTTGTAAGAACGCGGGAAGAATATTTGAGTGTTCTGAAAATAGCAAGGTTTCAGGGATTCAAATGGGCGAGAGAAAACCATTTAAACCATATCGAAATTCCATTTCCAAACATATTGATTTTTTACGATAATAAAATCGCTACTTACAGCTTTGAAAAGACATTGCTTGAAGCATCCAAAATCGTCGAAGATGAAGAAGAAATCAAGGATGCAGTAAACATTGTCAGAACATTTGCTAAAAACCCAGACAGAACAGCATTGACGGACTCATTTATTAAGTCCTTGAAGTTACTCGCAGATACTGTAGAAAGTCAGATGGAAGAGGTGAGGTAGATGATTAAGAAAATATTATATACATGTCAAATCTGCAATACTGACTATGCGGATAAAGAAAAGGCTATTGCATGCGAGAAAAGCCATAAGGCATTGGAAGGAGCAACATTTGTTGGTGAATATAAGCCAAAGGGAATGATTGGTGATGGACATCCGGTAAAGATAAGGGTAAAGTTCAAAGGTTCTGATAAGTGGGTTGTATATAAGAGGTGAAGTAGATGGAAAGATTAACACTTGAAGAAGCAATTAATCATGAAAAGATGATGGCGCAAAGAAAAAGATGGAATGGTAAATTTACTAAGGTATCACTGGGAAATGAAGAAATTAATAAACGATTCGAAGCTGATTGTATTAAAGATGCAGAAGAACATGAACAGTTTGCGGAATGGCTTGAAGAATTAAAATCTTACAAAGATATTGGCACTTTAAAAGAATTAAAGGAACTCAAAGAAAACGGTGCATTTACTGGATTGGAACTTGCTAAATTAGCGATAATGCAGAAAGAGTTGAAGAAATACAAAGACTTAGAAGAACAGGGATTGCTTGTGAGATTTCCGTGTCCTATTGGCACAACTGTATGGGATATATATGGCATGGGTATTCGAAAAAACGTGGTAAGCGGAATTGAATACGGAAAAGACGGCAGATGGTTTTTATGGGCGAACGAGGATGAATGGCTTGGAGAATTGAATGTTGTGGTATTCCTCACCCGTGAAGAAGCTGAAAATAAGTTGGAGGAACTCAAAAATGAAATTTAAAGAATTTATAAACTGGTGCAATGAAAGAGCCTGTGATGGATGTTGGGGAATGTTAGAAGCAATAGCGTGTATTAATTTAATAAATGAGATTATGAAAATCCAATTTTGGAAAAGAGAAAAAATCTGGAAAGAAAATTATGAGCAACAGGCATTGGAAGAGATTATTAATCCGATAGAGAAGAAGTTGGAGGAGATGAAGAATGGCTGAATATGTTAAAAAGTCAGATGTAATAAAAATCATGGAAAATAATTCTTACATGATAGAGGTATTTGGAGTTAAGAAGAAAATGATTGACGGATTCGCAATGGGTTGTGATTTCGCAGACTTAAAAATTGTTGAGATTGATGATGAAGAGGAAATTAATATGAAACCAGAAGAAGCAAAAGACATATTATCCGATATGAGAGACCAGCATTTATGTTTCCTTGAAAGTTCTGAAAACAAAGATGAATGGCAGAAAAAATATCTCAAGGAAGCATGGACGTGTGATTCCAGAGCAAAAGCATTGGAAAAGCAGATTCCATGCAAACCTGAAGAATATGTTCCAGATTTTCCGTACAATATATTTTCCACTCAAAAATGTGCGAAATGCGGAACACCTGTTATTGGTAAAAAAATAAGCAAGTACTGTTTTGAATGCGGGCAGAAAATTGACTGGAGCGAAGAAAATGACATATAACATTGACGAAAGCGTTATTGCTAGAAGTGTTGACCATTACGGAGAAGGAATTCAGGCAACCGTCTGCATGGAGGAATGTGCGGAACTTATACAAGCAATCAGTAAGGAAAAACGTGGAAAATCGACCGTGATAACATGATAAAAGAAATTGCAGATGTGTTGATCTGCATCGAAATGCTAAAGCAAATGTATATGATTTCCGAAGATAAAATTAATAAGTGGATTGAGAAGAAACAGGCAAGAGAAGCAGAAAGGATGGAAAAAAATGAATAAGAAAGAAATCGCAGAGATTAAGAAGCAGTTTACACCGGCGAATTGTGCAATCACACGCATTTGCGGTTGTTATGTGGATGCAGAAAAAAATAAGAAAACCAAAATTAAAGAAGCATTCCTGTCTCTTCCAGAGGAAGAAATGTTTAAGTATTTTGACATTTTCAAGAAAACTATGTCTGGCAGACTTGGAAAGAACCTTATGAACCTTGATTTTCCATTAGCACAGGAAAAAGAAGGTGGAACACAGGAATTTCTTATGCGGATCAGAGCAAGTAAGCTTAAAGATGATGAGCTTTTGGACGAGTTCTACGACAAAGTAATTGAAAACTATGACTATCCAGAAAATTACTACATAGTTCTCATTCATGCAGTATATGACATTCCCGGAAAAACTTCTGATGGAACCGAAATGCACGATGCCTCAGAAGAAATTTATGAACACATTCTGTGCAGCATTTGCCCGGTGAATCTTTCAAAGGCTGGGCTTAGCTATGATGTGGCTGAAAATAACATCAAAGACAGAATTCGTGATTGGGTAGTCTCAAGACCAGAAACAGGATTCTTATTCCCGGTATTTAATGACAGAAGCACTGATATTCATGGAACCTTGTATTTTAACAAAAACATAAAGAATATTCATCCAGACTTTATCGAAAACGTTCTTGGCACATCAATTCCACGTATACCTGGCAATGAGATCAATGTCTTTTCAGATTTTATTATGGATAATTTCGAAGGATGCACAACATTTAATTTCACTGAAAGCCTGGTTGAATCTTTACAGGAAGTAAGAGAACAGAAGAAAGACAGCCCAGAGATGATAACTGTATCATGTGATGAAATGGAACAGATTTTTGGATATTGCGGAGTTCCAGACGAGAAGTTATCGGATTTCAAGGAAAACTGGGAAATGTATTTCAGCAATGAGCCTGTCGCCCTTGACAATATCCATAATTCAAAAACTGCAAAAATTTTAACATCAGATGCAACAATCTGCATTCAGCCGGATAAAATTTCTCTGATTGAATTGAAAGAAATAAACGGCGTTCCATCTCTTGTGGTTCCGGTAAATGGAGAACTGAAAATCAATGGAATTGAAGTTGAATTGAGATAAACACTTTTGAAAAATCCAGGAATTGGAGAAAGGAATTTCAAAATTGGCAAATAAAAGAATGTTCACAATGAAAATTGTTGATACAGATGCTTTCCTTGATATGCCGTTATCAACACAATGTCTTTATTTTCATCTAAACATGAGAGCGGACGATGATGGATTTATTGGAAACCCAAAGAGGATTGAAAAAATAATAGGAGCGAATGATGATGATTTGAAGCTTCTAATTGCCAAGAGATTTGTTATCTTGTTTGATGATGGCGTGATCGTTATTAAACATTGGAGAATGCACAACACCCTGTCCAGAGACAGATATATAGAAACTTCATACACTGATGAAAAAAAGAAACTGCTATTGAAAGATAACGGAAGTTACTCACTGACAAATGGAAATTCTATTGATGATACCAAACTAATAGAGCGTTCAAACAGGCAGACGCAGAAAAGACGCAAAATAGACGAACGAAAGACGCACTCAGATAAAGATATAGGTTTAGATAAAGATTTAGAATTAGATTTAGATACAGAATTAGATAAAGATAAAGAAAAAGATATAAATGATTTAATAGTATCTAAAGATACTATTCGTCAGACTGACGTCCAACGAATCATTGATGAATGGAATACTCTGGAAGAATTTGGTATTAACCCTGTAAAAAGAATGACATCAAAACGAGAACAAGCAGTGAAAGCCAGAATCCGTCAGAACCATATGGACGATATCTTAGAAGCCATTGAAAACATTCGCCATAGCAGCTTCTTACAAGGCCAGAACAAAGAAGGTTGGATGATAACTTTCGATTGGTTCTTAAAGCCCGGTAACTTTTCGAAGGTATTTGAAGGGAACTATCTTGATAAATCCGGTAACAAGCCTCAAAGTTACATGGAGAAAATACAAAACAGGGTAAGCGAGGTGGATAACTGGGTATGACAAGAGAAGAATGGGCGGTACTGGTAAAGGCAATGAAAGCTGTGTACACTTCCCCAGCATTTCTGCCAGATCAATATGCTTTTGATACTTGGTACGGATTACTGAAAGACCTGGATTACAAGCTTTTAAGTTTCGGATTAAAGAAATATATGCAGACGGAATGGAAAGAGCCATCAATAGCCGCATTAAGGCAATGCGCACAAAGCGTTGCACCGCAAAAGGAAGAGCTGAATGAAACAGAAGCCTGGGAAAAGGTATGCAAAGCTATTCAGAACTCTACATATAACGCAGAAACAGAGTTTGATAAGCTTCCAAAAATCATTCAGAAAGCAGTATCAAGTCCGGCACAACTTAGAGAATGGGCGGTATCTGAAAATGTAGATGGTACATGGTGGAGTGTAGTTCAATCAAATTTTCAAAGGACGTATCGGGCAGAAGTGCAAAGAGAACAAGAACGAAGAAAACTAAGTCCAGACCTTTTAAAAATTATAGATACTGCCAGATTGGGAGGTGCTGAAAATTGCCAGATAGAAAACCATGGAGAGAATTAAAAAGCACTGAAATTATAGTCTTAAAGCGGAGACAATGCTCGAAATGCGACTATTACAGCAAGAGCGAAAATGCATGGAGTACAAATGCAACCTGTGATTATATCTTGATTGAAGAACATAGCAGAGGATGTGATCCAAGGGATTGTGTTAAAAATGGTATCTTCAAGAAGAAAGCGAGAGGAAAGTCAAGAGTAAAGCGAGTGATTCTATGAGAAAGATAAGCGAAATGTATAAGCGGTCTGGCGGTACAGCTTATCAGCATACCTGTTCAGAATGCAGATTCTTCCGTGGGGGCAAACATCCGCAATGTTTGCAATACGAACTGGAAATTGATTGGAATCCAGATTATATAGCTTGCAAATTTTACAATCTGGAAGAATCTCAGATTGATGGGCAGGTCAATATCTTTGATTTGTTGTAAAACGTGATAATTGTGTATTTAAAATAGCGCAGAATCGTTCAAAAGAGAATAATGGTAGAAATTATAGGGCATACAAAAGATAAAGAAAAACAGCGTTTAAAATGAGATAATTATATGGAGGGACAATTAATGGAAAAAGCTATATTGTATGCCATAAACGAAAGAATGTTCTCACTTGGTCTGATAGATGAGAAAACAAGAGATAAAATTAAAGCTGAAATCAGCATTAGAAAGTAACGACAATGTATTGAGTGGATTTATATGAGGTGTTATACTTTATATGATTCCACTCCCTGTTTATTAAGGGAGAAATGCACTATGAATATTTATTATGTAAGAGAAAAATTAAGAAATTGCTCTATTTACGACATTGAACTAAATGTTGCTTATTATGCCAGGGTTTCTACTGAAAAAGTTGAACAGCAAGCATCCATTAAGCACCAGGAGGAACATTTTGAAGAACTGATACATTCTAACAACAGATGGAAGTTTGCCGGTTCTTACATTGATGATGGTATTTCTGGAATGCATGCGGATAAAAGAGAAGAATTTCAAAGAATGCTCAGAGATGCAAAGCTTGGAAAAATTGACATGATTATAACAAAAGAAATTTCAAGATTTGCGAGAAACACTCTTGATAGCATCCAATATACCAGAGAATTGTTGTCTTACGGCGTATGCGTGTGGTTCCAAAATGATGGAATTAATACTATTGATGATGATAGTGAATTCCGACTTACTATTATGGCCGGGGTAGCGCAGGACGAAATCCGCAAGCTTTCTTCAAGAGTAAAATTTGGACACGCACAGTCAATCAAAAACGGTGTTGTTCTCGGACACAGAATGTATGGATACTCAAACAATCAAGGAAAACTCGAACTGATTCCAGAAGAAGCAGACATGGTTCGAATGGTCTTTCGAGACTATGCTTCTGGAATGTCTACACCAAGAATTGAAAAAAAACTCTGGAATATGGGATATAGAAGTTTCAAAGGCGGTAAGATCAGTAGAGATGTCATAAAAAATATTATTCGGAATCCAAAATACAAAGGATACTATTGCGGAGGAAAAGTAAAGGTTGTCGATATGTTCACAAAGAAACAAGAATTTCTTCCGCAGTCAGAATGGATAATGTTTAAGGATGATGGTTCCAGAGTACCGCAGATCATTGATGAAACTACCTGGAAAAAGGCAAACGCATATTTAAGAGAACGTGGAGAAGCCATAAAATCAAGAAGAACCTCTTTTAAAAACGAAAATATTTTCACTGGAAAACTTTTCTGCGCAAATGACGGAGCGCCATACTGGATGAAGCAGCATTATATTCGAGGAAAAGAAGATGTTCGATGGGTATGCAGTTATAAGATAAAAAACGGAGCAGCTTCATGCGATTCATTCGGACTGGCAGAATCAGAACTGAAAGAAATAATTGCAGAATTAATAAATAAATCTTCTGAAAATATTGACAGCATTTTGGAAGAATATTTTGAAATTTTGCAGTCCTCGATCAAAAACATTCCAGACAATAAAAACGAAATCTCACGACTTGAAAAACAGATTGATCTGTTAAAACAAAAACGTGAAAAAATACTGGAATATAATCTGGATGGAAAAATATCTGATGATGAGTTTATTTCAAGAAATAAAGAATACGTGAAGCAGATAAAACAGATTGAGAGCCATATTCTAGAAATCCAAAATACAAAAAGTCCAGAGCCAGTAGAAATACAATTAAGTGCTATTAAAGAACAGTTAGAAAAGTTTAAAGGCGTTACTCCACAGGACATTAACAGGCAGATTGTCAATGAACTTTTTGAGAAAATTACCGTTGAACCGTTGGCGGTTACATGTGCAACACTGACATTTCAATTAAGGTCTGGAAGCCTTGAAAAATGGGGGTTTCCCTTGCGCCGTTCTGACGATATGATTTTAACTCTACATTCAGAACAACACAAGATATTTAGTAGGAAAACTTGCATTAAGACACAAGATATGGTATTTTTCAAATATAAGTACCTTTTAGCACTATAAGAGAAAAAATGGGAGTGGAATCAATGATACATACAGCTTATGACGTAATGAAAGAGTTTTTAATCACGGATGCAGACCTTGATGGTAAGTACGGAATCCCGAAAATTCCAAAGACTTTTATCCATACTGGCAAAGATACTGTAGACTTTGCAGAGAGCTTCAGCAGAAAAATAAAAAACCATCGGGAACTTGATGTAAATTTCTATGTGGATGATGTACAGTTTCAAAGGTTATGGAATCAGCCAGACAAGTATATGGAACATTTAAAATGCTTATTTATGGCGGCTTATTGGAAGGGTATAGCAGCCAGCCGCCACAGCCACTAAAACATTAATAGCACAGGTTTTTAATTTTTGTCAAGGAAAATATTTTTTATTTTTGGTCTTGACTTTCTGGAAAACTTACAGTATCGTTGTTATCAACGATGGTCGCGGGAACTCATGGAGGGGTAGTTATTGCAAAATCGTCTGCACCTGAACAGAATAAAACAGCATCTAACAAGCCAGATCAACCAGGCATTGTAGCCCGGTAAGGTCTGGCTTTTATTATGTTTAATTATATATTATATATAATATATCTTTTACCCCTCCATAGATTCCTAAGACTAGAGTTTATTAAAAGATATGCTATACAGTACCGTATAATAATATATATAATATAAATATAAATGAAGATTATAATATAATACCACAAATATTATTTATTAATTAGTGACAAAATAAAGGGGTTTATTTTATGCAAAATTAAATTTGACAAGATATTAAAAACTGTGTTAAGGTATCAGCAACAAAGAAAACAGAATATTTTATTTTAAGTTTTAGAGAATGTACCCGAACACCCGGAAGTTTTCCGGGAATAAGCTTTACCTGGTGACATTCTCTTTTTTTATTTATAAATTAACGTGTTAAAGTGAGGTGATAATATGAAAGATAATACAGTAAATGTACAAGACGTAGATATCTATTTAGATAATATTAATATATATGCTGATGAGTATATAAATACTGTATTATGTATATCACCAGATAACGAAAACTATAAGAAAGAAGTATCAGATAGCTTTGTAGATATGATTTTTTATATTGCAGATCATATACAAAAGCCAAGTAATGACAATATAGAGCTATTAGATAAAATGTTTAATACTTATGTGAGATTATGCAGTAAATATCATGTATTACCAACCCTAGAAGTATTTAGCTTTTTAGTTGGGATTAATCGTACAACGTTTACTGACTGGATGAATGGAGTGTATAGAACAAACTCATCACATGGTGACACGGCTAAAAAATGGTTTGATATTTGTAAAAACTGCGCAATCAATAGATTACATAATCAGACCGGAACAAATGCGAATTTGATATTTGTTGCAAAAGCCGCATACGGCATGGCAGAAACTGCACCAGTGCAAGCCGCGCAGCAATACGGCGTACCACAGCAGACCGCCCAGCAGATCGCGGAGAAGCACAAAGCGGCGCTGGAGCTTCCAGAGATGGAAAAACCGGAGCTATAACAGTAAAAACACTATATGTTGTGATTGCGAAGAAACGGATTCTATATCTAGTAATACGCAATGTGCAAATAGGGTACACCCTAAAAAGACATTTTATAAAACACTGTTTTTTGTGCAATATTACAATAGATTTTGCATAGCATTCCCTTGATTACTGCCGCAGGCCCTTAAAGGTCAGCGTTAAACCAGGGAAGCGGGAACCCATGGGGCGGCGGGCTTCCCTGGTAGCGTCCGTCATGGATATCGGGGAGGGGGTATATATAAAGCCCTAGTCAGCGGTAGTCACCACCTCAACCATCGAAAAAATAAAAAAAGCTCTCCTTATACAGCAATGATAGTGATTGCAACACGAAAGCAGTAATCCTTAACTGTTTCTCTGCTAACACTAAATAAGGCAACACCAAGAAAGGAAAGTGTAAAACATGAATCAAGATATCAAGAATTACGCAAAGTCAAAAGGCGTTCGCTTATGGCAGATCGCAGAGGTGTTACATATCAATGATGGTAATTTCAGCAGGAAGCTCAGAAAAGAATTGTCAGAAGCTCAGAAACAAGAAATTATTCAGATCATAGACAGGATAGCAGAGAAGAGGGACAGGGATTAATTAGAGCATAAAAAAGAGAACCATTAAGGCTCTCTTTTCAGATCATTGCTATTAAATTTTACTATGATATCTGGAAATGCTTCAACAGAAATTTGACAACCAAGAAAGTCAAGGATGGCTATAAGCTCATATGCAGAAAGCGTTTCTCTGGAAAACTTGTTAGCTAGTGCTTGTGGTGAAGTTCCTAGATGTTCAGCAACTTGAATATTTGTAATTTTTTTCATTTTCATTATTTGTTTAATTTTTTGAGATACCATATAAACACCTCCTACTTACATAATAAACGCAAATGTTATAAAAATCAATTAAAATTCACTTAAACGTGTAATTTGCTATTGAAAACACACACATTATAGTGTATAATTGTTTTATAAAGAAACAGGAGCGTGTATATATGAAAGTAGGATATGTAAGAGTTTCAACAGTAGAGCAAAATGAAGCGAGACAAATTGAAGCAATGAAAGCAGATGGTGTTGAAAGAATTTATATGGATAAAAAATCTGGGAAAGACTTCAATCGTCCAGAGTACCAGAAAATGATTGCTTCTCTTCAGAAAGGTGACATTCTGGTAATCCATTCAATTGACCGTCTTGGAAGAAACTACGAAGAGATTATTGTTGAATGGCGAAAAATCACAAAAGAGATTGAAGCAGATATTATTGTACAGGACATGCCGTTGCTTAATACCACGCAAAACAAAGACTTGACAGGAACACTGATCGCAGACATAGTTTTGCAGCTTCTCTCATATGTAGCACAAAGAGAAAGAGAAAATATTCGGCAGCGTCAAAAAGAAGGTATTGAAATAGCAAAAACGCAAGGCAAATATAAAGGCCGCGCAAAAAAAGAGATAGATAAGGAACTTTTCAAAGAAACCAAACGAAGTTGGCAAATGGGAGAAATAACAAAAGCACAATTTGCTGAGACTATAGGAGTTTCAAGAAGCACTCTATATAAACTCTTGGAGGGGGATAAAGATGATTGATTTTACGAATAAGTGCATCGTTACAGACAATAATGTTGAATCAGAACAGTTGCTTAAAAAAGCAATAGCTCAAGGATTTAACTTGCCAAAAGGTGAAAAAGCAATGGAATCACATAGATACTTTCGTTTTATCGGGAGTCCGTATAAACATGTTGTGGCTCTTGTCCCTGTATGTACGAGTGATCTAAACAATGCTATCAGATACTCAGAGATATTCGGTAATGAACTGGAAGAACTTAAAAAAATTACTGATTCAGCTGCAAGATGGTGCCGGGCATATGGATATGAACATTTGAATGTATATGCAAACGAAGAGCTTGAAAGTTATACTGGAAAGGCAATCGCAAAGACAACAGACAACATCATACAGCGTGCTTATGTTGAAATAAAGAAACCACGAAAACTGACTGTTTCAGAGTTGGAAACATACTTAGGATATCCAATTGAAATTGTAAGTTGAGGTAAGTGCTCATGAAACCAAACCCACAATCCGAATCCATCCGCATCCGGTTTTCCGAAAAACAGAAAAAAAGGCTCCTGGAAGAGAAGAACCGAACAGACAGGAGCGTATCGGATATTGTAAGACAGGCAGTTGATGAATATTTTGGGAGGAAAAGACGTGCTTAAATTTTTTTCAAAAAATAAAAAAGGCGTTTCAGTTCCAGAAGAATACGAAAAGAAATTCCCGAATGCAGATACCAAACGCATAAGGAAAGACAATATAGTTGTTCATTCGAGTGGAATATGTGCAGATGGGAAATTTTACAACACAGAAAATGCAGAAAAGATATTTACCGATAATATTGACTGCGACCATTACGGATATACATGTTATTCAGAAAAGACTTATTTTTTAACAGCAAAGGGAAATTGGTTTTCAGCATTTACAGTTATTAATGGCTATAGAGAAGAGAACCAAGAAGAAAATACAATAACAACGTGGGTACATATTGCTTATGGCTCTTTGCAAGTTGAAGACAAAGAAAATATAAAAATATTATTGGGAAGGAAAGACATTGACCTTTACAAGAAATATTTCGGGGAGGTGGAAGAAGGATGATGAATTATTTTTTATACAGTATTGGGAATGATGTCCGTTCATGTGAAAAAGAAGAGTATATTCCAAGAGATGCTACTGGAATACTTAAAGTACAAAATGGAGAAGTATTTTCAAAGGAAAACGGAGAATGGAAAAAGTTATCCATGCTATACGCACCAATAAGTGATAACAAGGATAGTCTTCCCGAATCCCCCATTGATGTAGCGTCTATGCTTATCAATGCCACAGTAACTAACGAACTACCGACTGAGAAAATTCCACTGTCTTCATTATTGGAGCAGAAAACATGGGAAATTCCAAAATACAACATTCTACAGTTGGAAGAGATTGCGAAACACCTCCTTCTCTACTGTGAAACTAAAAGAAAGGGGCGCGAAGATGTCTTTAGTAAAAATCACAAACCCCAACCCCAATGATTGGCTCGGCACAAAATATTTCATTGATGGAAATGAAGTTCCGAGAGTAAGATCAATAAATTTCCATACCGCAGTATATGAAATTCCAGTATTTGAGTTTGAAATGATGGCTGTTCCAGACATTGAAATGGAGTGCTTGGCACAAATTAGTGTCACTTCTCAATCAATTACTGACGCAATTTCAGTTTTAAGGCACGAACTGCTACAACACGGAGAAATTTACAATGGATTCAAAGCAAGCCTAAAATCGGCTTTAGAATCCTACAATTACTGTGGAATGCCATTTGAGCCAGAAGAAGAGATTGCAGAAAAGATTTTGAATTTCTTAATTGGGGAGGAAAAAGAAAATGAATGCACTTAATGTAATCGGAACAGCTGTAAATCTTGCATTTTTCGTTCTGGTTCTTGCTGGAACTTTAGCCATACTGGACGAAGAAGGAAAGACAAACGTAATACAGATTTTATTCTGCATTTGTTTAGAAATATGTTTCGCACTTAATATTTTTTTAATCTGCACGAGGTAAAGGAGGATATAGAAATGAAATTTTCAGAAGCATTAAAACTTATGAAACAGGGAGCAAAAGTGAAACTTCCAGGATGGAATGGTTACTGGTGTTGGGACGATGAAAAACAGACGATTATGATTCATTGCAGACCAAAAGATTCCGATCAAGGCCAGGGAGCAGTTCTCGATATCCGTGAAACACAGAGAGTAGAATATACTTTCATGCACACACAGCGAGATGACTGGATGATTGCTGATGAGAATAACTGTGGTGTTCTTGGTGGTCAGTCAACATTTGGATTTGGTGACGCTATCCGTTATCTGAAAAGAGGACTTAAAGTGTCTCGTAAAGGCTGGAATGGAAAGAAACAGTACATTCAGATTGCCACTGGAATTTCATATAAGACTGCTGATAATGAAATTGTAAATTGTGAACATGATGCAATCGGAAACAAAGCCATTGCTTTTGTCGGAACATCTGGCGTACAGATGGGATGGCTTGCATCTCAAGCAGATATGTTAGCAGAGGATTGGATTTTTGCAGAATAAGAGGAGAACCCCATGTATCTACTAATTCCAATTGGAATTATCCCGATTGAGTTAATCGAAAGGGTTAAATTCATAAAAGCACCGCTTCGGCTTAATCCATGTAGGCTCGGGAATGCCTACGAAAGCGATAAGTCGAGGCATCCAGAGTAGCGGAAGCTCTTATTGATGAATAAGCCAGGAATTATTAAATATTTTGAAAAGAAAATTCCTATCCTGGAAAAGAGTAATCGGTAAGAGCGGAAAATTTATATACTTGTTTAGCTTAATATCACGACTTCCCCGGTCTTAATGGTGCGCCGGGGTTGATGGGCTATTGCCAAGCGGAAAGGCACAGCACTTTGACTGCTGTATTCGCTGGTTCGAATCCAGCTAGCCCAGTTTGCGGTTTTGTTAATTCCGCAAGTGTTCTTTTTGAAACACTTTTTACTCCGGTCTTCTAGCCCAACGGGGCTGATTAAAGGGGCTTCAAATGTCCCGGAAGACTTTCTGAAATCCAAAAGCGTTTCAGAAAACCTTTGTTGCAGCTGGCGGTCAAGAACTGCAACAGTGCCGGATTGTTTGTCATGGCGGTCAAATAATTCGGTATCTTAGGAAGCTTAGTTCAGCGGTAAGAGCAACGGCCTCATAAGCCGTAAGTCCTGGGTCCGAATCCCAGAGCTTCCATTTCTTCTAAATGCCATTCATCCGTAATATGGGTGGAAAAAACTTCCAGTTGAGCGTGTGGATTAGGTAAATTTATAGGTGCGATACGGCGTAGCCTAAATGGATCTGATTTCCCGGCTGGTATATCTCGGAGTTAAAAACATTAACGCAGCGCACGTTAATAAAAGGAGTTTTCAAGAGATGCCGTTCAAAGACGCATAAAAATATCCAGTGAATCTACAGCACTAAAACTTGTAGATAGTGGAAAGCATAACACGATAAACCTATTGCTAACCCGGTTTTTCCGGGTTCCGGCAGGATAGAGAAGTGGAATCTCGCAAGGCTCATATCCTTGAGAACGGCGGTTCGAATCCGTCTCCTGCAATTCCATCTACCAGGTGTAGATAGGATATCTTACTTTAGCATAGCTATTGTTAGTTCTTGCACATAAATGCGGATGCGTTTGTGTGCATTCGTGCAGGCATATAGACGCAACTCACTAGCGATCTTGTGCAAAAACTTTTTAGAGAGATAAGACCAATGCCCGTGAGGAGTGGTAGTCGGGGATTCTAAAAAAATCATCTAGTTTAGCGTTTTATGATGAAAAAAGAAACATAGCTCAGTGGTAGAGCAATGATATTGAATATCATGTGACACAGGTTCGATTCCTGTTGTTTCTATCTGGCAAATTGCCATTGCCAGAAGTTGCATTTTCCCCCTTAAAGTTCCAGTGTTTCTCGTTGGGAGGTTTATGCCGTTCAAGTCGGCACACTGGATTTTTTTTAACAAGAGGTGTTTATGGAAGAAAAATGTTGCAAGAATTGTAGAAAACATGATGACTTCACATGGGTTTGTTTCAATGGTGATAGCGAATATTGCGCAGACTTTACGGAACCAGAATGCTGTTGTGAGTTTTGGAAGGAAAAGAAGATGGAAAACAAGGAGGCATAGTACCGATGAGTGAACTTTCTGAACTTATAAATAGAGGTGGTTTAATCGATGATTTTAGGATAGAAAAATCCCAAGATGAGCCACCTGTAGAACCAATAAAGTTAGCTGTTTGGTTAATTAACAGAGGGTTAAAAGAAGGTATTCGCCTGTATGGGAATAATGACCTTAGAAAACTTGCAAATTACTTACTGATTTACTGTGGTGATGAAAATGATTGAGGTATATGGGAAAGAAATAAAAGATGAATGTTCCAAGTGCGGAAACATTCTTGAATGTGAGTTATTCAGGCAAGGGCATGGAATAAAACAGGAACGTGAAAATGTAGCAAAGATGATCGAGTGCCAAATGAAGCACAGGGAGAGGAGGGAATTTGAATGCTAAATTTACTTGATAAACGCAATTGCCCTGTTTGCGGTGGAATATTGAAATGTGAAAATGCCGATTTCACAAACCCTTTTATAGAAAAAGGACTCTTTTTAAATGTGACATGGCAATGCACCAATTGCGGCGCTGAATATACTGCAAAACTTGAATTAACACCAAACGGATATGAGGTGCAAGACCGTGAAGCACATATTGATGTAGAGGATAATTTTTCAGCCGAAAAATTTATGCTTGGAAGAGACAATTTTCGAAGACAGAGGTGGTAAATATGAAATTTGAGGATATGGCAAACTGGACAGAAGAACAGTTGAAAAATGAAGTTGTTCGTTTGGCTGATGAATGCGAGAAAAAACAGCATATAATCCTGGACTATAAAGCTTTATCGGAGACACTTAACCAAAAGCTTCTTGAAAATGATAACTGGAAGATTCCGATTGATGGAATTGAAAATGTAGATACTGGTCATCCATCTATAGAATGGTATGAACAACGACACCAGGATGACTGTATTAGAATCAACGAGTTAACTGTTACTGTTGACACATTGGTTGACCGATACGCTAATTTAAGGAAAAACAAAGGGATGTGCTGATATGGGTGAAAAGGAAGAATTAAAGCATTTCTTTACATGTAATGGAAAAGTTATTGAAACAATACCAGAGATTTCAATTTCGGATGGTGCTGTTATCGAAGGTGGTATTCTTCACAAAAATGAGGATGGCACACTTTGTAGCATAGGAAAGCCGTTAAGTATTGAACTTGAATTTAAATTAAGTAATGAACTATTTTGGACACTAGTTGCCCTAAATCGAATAAACCAGAATAATTTCCGAAAAATGCATGGGATTCCCAAAAAGCGCAAGATTGCAGGACGAAAAGGAGTAAGAAAATATAGATGAGCATTAAATCAGCATTAGAATCCGAAGGGATAGATTTTTCTGAATACATGAACCCACCTGAGCCGTGGAACGGACAGGCATTGATACGGAATATTAACGGAACGAAATACGCCTGTTGTCCTTTTTGCCAGAAGAAAGCGCTTCTGATTAGCCAAAACACAAAGATTCAACACTTGAAGCTGAAATGTAAGGGTAGTAATTGCAAGAAAGAGTTTGAGGTGAATGTATGATATGGAACGAAGAAATATCCTTTGATGGATTCCAAAATAAGATTGATGAGTGGTACAAGGATAAAGACTTTGAACTGTGCGACCCACCTGTCAGTGCTCAGTTTGCTTTAGACTTGATCTTCAAGACATTAGTAGATGATAGAGAAGATTATCCATATCTCACAACTATGTCAGAAAACGTAGAACAGACAAATAGCATTATGCTTGATTTAATTCTTCGTAAATACAGTCGCAAATACAGAAAATACTTGAAATCAAAAAGAAAGATGGTGAGCAAATGAACAAAATCAGAAAAATATGTTGGATAATTGCGAATTTCATAATATCCAAATGGGTAGCAGATTATTTAATAGCTACAATACAAATGATGATTGAAAATCATTGGGGATTTTCTGCAGTACCATTACTGTTTATGGCAGTATTCGCAGAATGGAAAGTAATTGAAAATATTTTTACGGAATTAAAAAGATGATTTTATCAAGAAAGGATATGTATGACAAAACAAGAAGCGGTAGTAGTTGAAACCTACACAGGAATTTGTATGCTTACAGGGGATGACCGAAAACTTGCATACGAATACGCAGAAAAACTTTTAGGTCATCCGATATATACACATGAATTTCCAAAATATGCTAACAAGCTGAAAGAACTTAGTAAGCCAGATTTTATTGAAATTTGCAGAAAGTTAAGTGATTAAATTGTATGGTTCAAATTAAGAAACATTCCGTGTATACATCCATAACCAGATGGATTAGAAAATTGTAGATATTGTGAAAAATATAGTTTTGAAAAATATTTAGAATACAAAAAACAAAAAGAAAAGTCAAGAGAGCCACATGAGAGCCAGACTAAATCCTAAAAAGAAAGGAGGTCTGGCTCTATTTTTATGGGAAAAATTACAGAAGGCTCGCTCGAATGGTATCGGACAGTCCTAAATCAGATTATCAGTAGTGACATGACAATCTATCAAAATCAAAAAGATTGCCTTGATTTGCTCTTAAATATGAATATTGACCTTCCTTTCAACGAGAATCAAGAAGCACGGAAAATGGCTATGAAAGTAAGTCAATACTCACATAACATAGCAGAGAAGTGTGCTGCATTAACTGGAAGTGGTAATTTTGACGATATCTATTGGCAGTATTTGCTACTGGAAGCACCACATTTATTTGAAAGTTACTTGCTTTATATGGAGAAAAATAGACCGGACAGCAAGAAATTTTATATTCCACGAAAAAAAACACTACATGTGGTAGCCAAAGACCTACAAGATTTGGAAGAAAGAAAGATAGAGTTTTACGGCTTATCACTCCCAAGCCGTGTTGGAAAATCTACTATGTGTATTTTCTTTATGTCATGGATAATGGGTAAAAGACCAAATAGCCATAGTGCCATGGGTGGTCATTCTGGAAAACTGGCAAAAGGATTTTACGGAGAACTTCTTAATCTCATTAATACACAGGAATACAACTATAGTGAAATTTTTCCACAGTCGAAACTTCAAAAACAGAGTGCTGATGATTTTGAAATAAACCTGGACAAGCCAGATAGATTTGCAACAATGACTTGCCGTGGTATTGAAGGTACTTGGACAGGTGCCGTTGATATTTCTTCCGATGGTTATTTGTATGTGGATGACCTTGTAAGAGATAGACAACATTCATTAAGCCCCACCCGATTAGAAAATACATATCAAGAATATCTGAATAAGATGGTTGACCGTAAGATTGACGGCGCAAGGGAGCTTATGGTTGGAACCAGATGGAATTTATATGACCCTCTCGGAAAAATCGAGAAGCTAAATCACGATAATCCAATGTATCGGTTTAGAAAAATTCCAGCTTTGAATGATGAGGGTAAATCGAATTTCGATTATGAGTATGGCGTTGGATTTTCAACAAAATATTATGTCGATATGAAAGCTAGATTAGACGCTAACGAATGGGAAGCCAAATATCAGCAAAAGCCCTTCTTACGTGAAGGAATTGTGTTTGCAGCTGACGAATTGAGATATTATAACGGCGTTCTTCCAGAAGGTGGATTTGTTAAAAATGTTTCTGCCTGTGATGTTGCGTGGGGTGGCGGTGATAGCTTATCAATGCCAGTGGGCGCAGAATACGAAAATGGAGATGTGTATATTTATGACTGGATTTTCAGCACGGCACCAAAAGAAGGAACATTGCCATTAGTTGTTGGAAGAATCATGGGTAATAATATTCAATCCATTAATTTTGAAGCGAATAATGGTGGAGATATGTATGCCTATTATGTAAATGAACGCTTGAAAGAACATAAATACGCTTGCAGCACGACAAGTACAAAAGCACCTTCAAAACAAGCAAAAAAAGAAAAAATAAATCAATATTCCGGGGATGTTAAGCAAAATTTTATATTTTTGGCTCCGAAATATCAAGATAAACAGTATCAAAAGGCTATGGATGAATTAACTACATTCGTCTATATTGGTGATAATGAACATGATGACGCTGCCGATGGAGTTACGCAGCTTGCAATAACGCTTGCCGGCAAAAGATTTGCAGAAGTAAAAGCAACCAAAAATTTTATGTGGGGAAGGAGATAGAGTATGATGACTACAGCTCAATATTTACGCCAGATTGAAAATTATGATAACAGAATCAAAAATAAGCTTATCGAAGAAGAACAGCTCAGTTCTCTTTCCACAAGTGTATCTGCAATTCCTGTTGGAGAAAAGGTACAAACTTCTGTAAAACGTGATCCGATGGGAGATATGATTGCGAAGATATTTGATCTGCGAGAAGAGATTTCAGAAATGATATCTGAATTTTTACAAAAAAGACAAGAAATAGTCCGAACCATAGAACAGGTTGAAGATCCATTACTATATGACATATTATTTAAGCACTATGTTGAGTACAAATCTTTGGTTCGCATTGCAGATGAGATGGGTTATTCAGAGATTCACATTAAAAAAAAGCATTTAAAAGCCATAGCAGAAATAAAAAAGATAAAAGGTTTCGAAAGATGATACCGAAGTATACTGAAAAATACTTTTAATATGTGTAGAATATAAAGTAGAGCATTGGATTAAAACATCCAGTGCTTTTTATTTTGTAGAAAGGATGGTTCGGCTCGTGAGAAATACAATGAATTTTGTAGATTTATGCCGAGGTGAGTTCGGGCGAAAAGTAGCCTACACAGGCGTTGACCGAATCACTCCACAAAATGTAGTAAAAGTAGTATCAGATACTATTGGCATACATAATAGAAACCGAACATTGATTGATTACTTGTATCGGTACATGAAAGGCGATCAGCCGATATTATACCGAAACAAAATAGTCCGTCCAGAAGTTAATAACAGAGTGGTTGAAAATCACGCATTTGAAACTGTAAAATTTAAAGCTGGACAGATTTGTGGAGAGCCAATCCAATATGTATGCAAAAAGAAAAAAGCAGATAAAAAAATAAATGAGCAAGTTGACCTTCTGAATGATTATCTGGATGAAGCCAATGCAGATGCAAGAAACATCCAAAGGGCAATATACCAGAGTGCAACAGGAACTTCTTATAAGGCTATTCTGAAAGAAGAGGATTGGACAAAAAACGGAGATTTACCACCGTTTAGAATCTTCATTCCGTATCCAGGTGATTGTTACATTGTATACTCACAGAGAAATGGGAAACCAATGCTTTCCGTTCAGATTTTAAAGGATGAAGACGAACAGCAATATTATTTATGTTATTCAAAGAACCAGTTTTTTGAAATCAAGAATGGAAAAGTAACCAACTACGGCATCAATGGTTTTGGTGGGATTCCTATTGTTGAATGTCCGAATAATCACGACAGACTTTCAGATGTTGAAATTGCAATCACATTATTTGATGCAATTAACAAATATCAGTCTGATAGATTAAATGGCGTGGAACAGTTTGTGCAAGCCTTTATGAAGTTTAAAAACTGTGAGGTAGACGAAAACGAGTTTTTGAAGATGGTAAAACTTGGTGCTATCTCTGTTAAAGATACTGGAAATGGCTGCCAGTCGGATGTTGAACTGATGACCGCTGAACTGAATCAATCAGAGAGCCAGGTTGCAAAGGATGATATCTACAATAACATGCTGATTGTAGAAGCAATGCCAAACCGACAAAGCAATAGCGGAGGAGATACAGGAAATGCCGTATACCTTCGTAATGGATGGGATTTTGCAGAGAGAGATGCAAAATTGGTAGAAGCATTCACCAAGGAAGCTGAAAAGGAATCTGCTAGAATTATTCTGAATATTATCCGTGGCACGTCAAATGATGTTAATATCTCAACACGAGATTTCGATGTAAAGATAACCAGAAACCCAACAGACAATATGCTTGTAAAAGCACAAGCGCTTGATTATCTATTCAAAAATAAAATTCATCCGCTTATCGCACTGATTACTTGTGGGCTTTTCAGTGATCCGCAGAAAGTCTATGAAATGAGCCTTCCTTATCTTGGAACAATTTATCCAGAACTGGCAAACCCAGAAGCGGAAATGCAGAAAGCACAGCAATTACTTGACGGAAAGTTTCAAAATCCGTCCAAAACAGAACCAATGGCAAATTCTCCATCTAACGAAGAATGAACCAAATTTCGATTATTTAAGGAGTTTTAGAGAAATCTAAGGCTTCTTTTTTAATACCCAAAATCAAATAAATTGCAACAGCCCGTGAGCGTAAATCGGGTACAGACCATGTGCGGAGCGAACCGTGTTGAAAAAGCGTATTGGACTGGAAGAAAGGAGATTTCAATGACAAGAGAACAGGCAAAACAGGCACTTATCGGTATGGGAGTTGCAGAACCTTCCGAGGAACAGGTTTCTAAGCTTCTTGATTCTATTTCTGCTGAAACTAAGAAAGAGAAAGACAAAAATGTTTCTCTGAAGGAAAAAGCTGAAAAAGCAGATTCCCTGGAAAAAGAGTTGGAAGAGTTGAAAAAGCAGAACATGACCGAAGCAGAACGGCTAGAAGCTGAACGCAAGAAAGAAAAGGAAGCAGTGGATAAGGAGTTAGCTGATTTGAAAGCTGCGCTTGCAGAATCCAACAAAAAAGCACTTACCAGTGAAATTACTTCTATGTTCGCAAATGCAGGACTTTCAACCGAAACATACGCGAGTGCTATTAAAGCATACGCATCTGCACCGTATGAGAAACCAGAAGATGCAATGAAAGAAGTCGAAACTTTTGTTAAGGGAGTTTCCGAAGCAAATAAAACAGCACTCGAGACCGCAAAAGCTGCTTGGGAGAAAGAAACATTGGAAAATACTCCTAATCCAGGAGGCGGTAGCGGCGGCAAACCTACAGTGAAAAGTGATGCTGCTGAATTTGCAAAAGCTTACTCAGCAAAAAAGAACCAGGAAACTAAATCAGTGGACGGTAACGCCCCTGTAAATATTTAAGTAAAGGAGATATAAATAATGGCTTTTATGAAAACAGAGCAATATGAGTCCACTCCAAATATTCTTGAATCCGAGGTCGGACTTGTACTTAAAACCTACACAGCAGATCAAACAAATGCTGAAACAGTTGGAACTAAGAAAATTATTAAAGCAGGTTCCGTATATCCAACAAATGCGACAGGCGCAATCGGCATTGTATTTGAAGATGTTGATATGACAGATGATACCAAGAGACCAATTTCCGTGATTGTCGCAGGACGTGTTCTCGAAAAGAGGCTTCCAGTAACAGTTGACACTACTGCAAAAACAGAGCTTGAAAAATCCGGAATTGTTTTTGTAGTCACAGAAGACCCAGTATTTTAAGGAGGTATGACAAATGCCATTTAATATTTTGGAATCAATTACCCAAGAAGAAAGACTTAACTTTTCTCAGAATTTCAGCGTTAAAAGACCAGGTATTCTTGACACCATTTTCCCAGATACAAAAACCCAGTATCTGAAAGCAGAGTATTACAGACTTATGGCTGGACAGAATCTCCCGGAAGTTGCATTTGTTCATGCTCTTGATACCGAAGCAGAAATCGGTACAAGACCTGGATTTGAAAAAGTCCTGACCGAAAAGCTCTTTATCAAGAGGAAAATCAATCAGTCTGAAAGATTGCAGCAGGCAATTGAAAACGGCGTGCCGGATAATGAAGCGCTGAAAAACTTTGTATTTGATGATGCAGCCAGACTGTTCGAGGGCGTTGTTACAAGAGCAAATGTTATGAAAGGACAGTTCCTTTCCACTGGTGCTGTAACAATCAAAGAGAACCATGTTGACATGGGAATTGACTATGGCGTTCCAGCAAGTGCAAAAGTAACGCTTACTGATTGGTCTAAGCCAGATGCAGATATCATGGGCGATATCCAGAAAATGGTAGCTGTAGCAGAAGGCAATGGCTATGTAGTAAACAAAGCTGTTACTTCTCTTAAAATGATTAACTACATGCGGAACAACACTGCAATGCAGACAGCTGTTCTGGGTGCTACAAATAAAAGGCTTCTCACAAAGCAGGAACTTGTAAATCTGCTTATGCAGGAATATGGAATCACAATTGATCGTTGTGATGAGAACTTTAATTTCAGAAAAGCAGATGGAACCCTGAAAACAGCCAGATACCTTAAAGAGGATGTATTTACTCTGTATGAAGCAGATGCTAACGGTTCTTTCGGTGTTGGCCTCTGGGGTGTGACACCAGAAGAGCTTGAATACAGACAGTTTATACAGGAAGAGAATCGTTCCTTTGTTACTCTTTCCATGTGGGCTACACCAGACCCAGTTGCAGTATGGACAAAAGCATCCGGTATGTTCGTCCCTGTTGTACCAAAAGCAAACGGTGGTATCGTGATCGGTACCAAAGCGGGGGAATAACCGGGCATAGTCTCGATGAAAACAGCCAGTCACCATCTGTAGCAAGTGCTTATGATGAATCAACACATAAGTATACAGAAAGCGAGTTGTCTAATATGACTGTATCTCAGTTAAGACAACTCGCAAGTGATAACGGCTATGCCCTGACAGCAACTAATAAGGCTGGAATAATATCAGAGATTTTATCTCAGCAAAGGTAGGTGATTAAATGGACGAACAGCTTATAGAGGATTTGACAAATTATCTTGAAGATGATGCAGAAACTGCGAGGATGATTCCTCTTTCGGCAGAGAGGGCTATTCGTTCATTTAAGAAAAAAAGGAATTATCCTTCATCTTACAGTGATGAAAAAATAAATTCCGATATGGAAAACTGCTATGATTGCATATTTGATTTGGCTCTTTTCTTTCTGGTGAAACAGGGAGCTGAATTCCAAGGATCACATTCCGAATCTTCTGTAAACAGAAATTGGACTTCCGAAACTGAAATTTATGTAAATCATGGTGTTTTTCCATTTATCGGATTCTAAGATGGTGTGTGCGTGATACGTCAATCCTCCCACGTATCGCAGGGGTGCTTCAAGTTAGGTGGGTAGAAGCAATATCTTAAAAAATGGGAGTGATGGAAAGGAATAGCGATGGGATGTGAACACGAGTGTATCAACGAACACCGCTTGCAAGAATTGGAAAGTGCCGTCCATGAGATGAAAGAAAAGCATTCCAAAAGGGATGAAGGCTTTTTTAATCGTATCAATGCGCTAGAACAGAAAATTGCTTTATACAACAACGATCTGGGACACATCAAAGATACAGTTGACGAAATGAACGACAATTTAAAAGCACTCATGGAAAAGCCAGGAAAATTACAGGACAAAATTATTGCTTATGTCATAACTGGCATAATCGGTATTGTTTTAGGCTTTGCCCTTAAAGGCATTTTCCCGGTGTAATATTGATTCCACTACAGGGAGGACAGTGGAATGGATGATTATAAAGACTTTTCAGAAGATGAAAGAATCTTCTATTTGCGTGAAGCTGGATTTGATTCCAGAGAAAAAGAGTTATTCAGATTGCGTGTTTACGAAGAAAAAACACTTGCAGAAGCTTCAGAAATCATGGGCTACAGCACAAGAACAGTAGACCGCATAAACAGAAAATTAAAGAAGAAAATTATGAAAGTCGCCCCGATGTATTGTCGGGGCTTTTCTTTGTATTCATAAAACGTGGCGTATTTATGGCGTTATCGTGGCGTGTTAATCAACCTCTTATTATTGTAAAATATAGTTATAAAAACAAGGGAGGTTTGAGATATGCAGTATGGTAATCCGTATTTTGCGCAACCATTTCAACAAATACAGCCGTATCAAGATAGATTAGCACAATTGCAGAATAGTTATCAGCAGGCAATGCCATACGGACAGGCACAAATTCAACAACCAATGCCACAAGTACCACAAATTCCCATGTTACAAGGGCAGATGGTAGATGGCATTGATACTGTAAAGGCAAAAGACGTAGATATGTCTGGAAACCCTGTTTATTATCCAAAAACAGATGGAACAGAAATATATAGAAAACAATTACAGGCAGATGGAAGAAGTAGAATTTTTGTTTACCGACTTATAAATCCGGAAGAACAACAGCAACCAAAGGCAGAAGAAAAACCGATTGACATAGAAGCTATGTTTAATCAGCTTCGAAACGATGTTTGTTCTGAGATTTCCGAAATAAAGAGTATGTTTCCGACACAAATGTCGGGAACACCGGAACCCAAGCAGAATGGAGGTAAACAGAGATGATGAATCCAATGCAACTTATGCAGATGATACGTGGTGGAGGGAATCCTCAACAAGCCATAATCAATATGATGAAACAACAGTCTGGAAATAATCCTGTAATTGACAATGCAATTAACATGATGGAAAAAGGTGATAATGCAGGAATTGAAAAACTTGCAAGAAATCTTTGCCAAGAAAAAGGGATTAATCCTGATGATATGTTATCGCAGGTTAAGAATCAGTTTGGAATAAAATAAATTCGCTACAATAATTAAAAGAGCCGCGGTCTTTTGATTTTGTATAAATTACAAAAATCAATAAGGAGGTAATCGCTATGATGAATGGTGGATTATCAGCAAGCGATGTCGCTGTATTAAGCGGCTCTAATAACCGTGCAGATGAAGGCTATGGCTTTGGCGGTGGCTGGGCATGGTGGATTATAATATTGCTTATCTTTGGCTGGGGCGGTTTCGGCGGCTTTGGTGGCTGGGGTGGCAATGGTACAAATGGTGCCGGCTTCCAAGGATGGGCTACCCGTTCAGATATTAATGAGGAATTCGCCCTTAATGATATTCAAAATGGTATCAGAGGTATTCAGCAGGGTATCTGTGACAGCACATATTCTCTTAACAATACCATGCAGAGTGGCTTTAATGGTATGAATGTCGGAATGCTTCAAGGCTTCAACGGCGTTCAGCAGGCAATCAATGCTGATACTGTAGCCGGTATGCAGAATACCAATGCATTACAGTCTCAGTTAGCAA